ATTGAGTATGAGTGATCTTCGTGACGAGTTGCTCGTCGGTCACTTTCGGCAGGCTTGCCATCGATTTTTCGATGGCGGTGGGGACCCACTGATTCAAGGCCACTGGAGCATCTTAGATGCCGCAGCCCTTGGACCTGGTAAGTCTCTAGGTTCTCAGTCAAACGACTTCTACACGAAGTTATTTGATTCGAAACTGTCCTGCACCTCAATTGGTCTCTACCGGTTATACCGGAGCTACATCTCCACATACCCTATTTGGAAGGAAGCCGATGATAATCGGACTACTACAAAGGGGTTGCCAGATGTTGTTAAAGGTAACCGTTTGTCCTTCGTTCCTAAGGACGCAACAATCTCGCGTTCTATTTGCGTCGAGCCGGTGTTGAATATGTTCTATCAACTCGGCATTGGTCGCATTATCGAGGAACGTCTATTCCGTAAATTTGGAATAGACCTCGGTAGGCAACCTGACGTCAATAGGCGCCTCGCTGTCCAGGGTTCACTTCAGGCTGAGCATTCAAGCTCTGAAAGATTGGTCACTATAGACCTCTCTTCCGCGAGTGACTCACTTAGTCTCAAGATGCTTCGCGAATTCCTTCCATCGAGTTTACTCGATTGGTTGGAACTAGCTCGGTGTCCTGTTACTTCGTTCAATGGACAAGAGATTGAGCTTCACATGGTAAGTACTATGGGTAACGGTTTTACGTTCCCCTTAGAAACTGCCTTGTTTAGCTGCGTCGTCGTGGCTGCGATGGAATTGGATCAACTGGAACGCCGAGATAACTCTCGGGAACCGGCTAACCTATTCTTTAGCGATAACCCTAACTGGGGGGTGTTCGGAGATGATATTATAGTCCCTTATCGCGTGAGCGGTAAGGTACTTCGTCTCCTTGCACTCCTCGGTTTTGAGGTTAACCACGATAAGACCTATCTAGATGGGTCTTTCAAGGAGTCTTGTGGGGTTGATGCTTTTCATGGCATCAATGTCCGGGGTGTCTATCTCAAGACACTACGGACTCCACAAGATAGGTACTCAGCAGTCAATCGTCTCAACGAATGGTCTTTTCGGACGGGCATATGCCTGCCTAAAACGATCGTTCGCCTTCTCCGAGGTGTTCCGCGTTTTTGCGTACCACTTTGGGAGAATGAGGATTGTGGTGTACGTGTAACCGAAAGGTTACTTCGTCTCGTTTCTACGAGGCCAATATGGAGAAGCAAG